TGATCTCAGGAATAAATTACTATCAATTGCGACACGTTTATTTGCCGAACGGGGTTTAAATGGAGTGAGTATCAGGGAGCTTTCCAGGTCTGCGGGAGTTAGTATATCCATGATTTCTTATTATTTCGGGGGAAAGGAGGGCCTGTATTCTTCAGTAATTCAAGAGCAATTCTCCGGCTTCGAATATATCGAAGAAATCAATAAAGCAGATTCGGAAGCATTGGAAAAAATTGAGGCATATATCCGCTGGATAATTGTGAGACATCGGAATAAACCGTATCTATTGCGGTTTTACACCAGCGAACTTACCAATCCCACACAGTTTTTCTCATTGATCGTCCAGCCGGCAATAGGAAAGGTAATTCAGATTCTGGTTCAGATTATTGAAGAAGGTATTTCCGGAAATAAATTCAGAAAAGACTTGAATCCGGTAGATACCGTGCTGGCCATGGCCGGGATGGTTAATTACTACTTCCTGAGTACGCTGGCCACACAAGAGCTGATCAAACATTCACCCCAACGCGATGAAGTGTTGATAAGGCACTACATGGATATTTTTACCAAAGGAATCTTGAGCCACTAACCGTATTGTGTGCAGATGACTACTTACGTTGAGGAGCTGAAAACGAGCCAACGAAGATATCGCCTTGATTTGGAATTGGAATAACAGTATATTCACCCGTCAGTAATTGAAGCACGTACATGGTATACATTCAGTTCTGCCTCAGCTTCGCACCAATTAAAAACAGTGGCTTGCGATTTATTCGCAGGCCATTGCTATTTGGCCCTGAACCGATTTCTCAATCAAAACCTACGAAAGCTCTCTTATGATACATAAAATTGATGCGCTATTTCCTGAAGAACATCAGATTCCCGAACAGTACCGTGTATTGCAGCCGGTCAGGCAGAATTACTACCTGATACAGGGTGAGCTGCGCAGATGGGAGGGGCCGCTTCAGGAGGTGCTCTCTCCTGTCTGGATACGTACCGCTGCGGGAAGTCAGCAGAAGCTGGTCGGGGAAGCGCCACTGCTGACTGAAGCGGCAGCGCTTGAAACCCTTGAGGTGGCGGCACTGGCCTATTCAAATGGGCGCGGCGTCTGGCCGACCATGTCGGTAGGCGAACGGATCCAGAGCGTGCAGCGATTTACCGCTGTAATGCTGCTAAAGCGTGTGGAGATCGTGACGCTTCTTCAGTGGGAGATCGGCAAATCGCTGAAGGAGGCGGAACGCGAGTTCGACCGGACGGTGACCTATATCCGCGACACGATTGAAGCGCTGAAAGAGCTGGATCGGGTATCATCCCGTTTTGTCATCCAGCAGGGGATCATCGGGCAGATTCGACGTGCCCCTCTGGGGGTGGTGCTCTGCATGGGCCCCTATAATTTCCCCCTTTATGAAACTTTTACCACCCTGATTCCGGCATTGGTGATGGGTAACACCATCCTGCTGAAACCGCCCCGCTTCGGCATTCTGATCTTTCAGCCGCTCTTGGAGACGTTTCGCGATTCGTTTCCGGCCGGTGTCGTAAATACGGTTTACGGAGAAGGTGAAACCGTGGTTCCCCCGCTGATGGCCTCCGGGCAGGTGGATGTGCTCGGTTTTATCGGAACCCACCGGGTAGCTGATGCGCTGCGTGCGGTTCATCCCCGTCCTCACCGTCTTCGCTGTGTACTGGGACTGGATGCCAAGAATCCGGCGGTCATCCTGCCGGACGCCGACCTCGACCTGGCGGTGGCCGAATGTATCCAGGGGAGTCTGACCTACAACGGCCAACGCTGCACCGCGCTGAAGATCATGTTCGTACACCGCTCAATCGTAGATGATTTTCTGCAGCGGATGTCCGCAGGGATCAGCGCTCTGAAATGCGGCATGACTTGGGAGCCAGGGGTCATCATTACGCCACTGCCGGAGCCGGAAAAACCGGCCTATCTGGAAGGGCTGGTAAGTGATGCCCAAGCTCTCGGTGCCCGGATCGTGAATCCTGACGGCGGCGCCAGCAGCGCTTCGTTTTTCTATCCGGCGCTGTTGTATCCGGTTACCCCAGCCATGCGGATTTACAACGAAGAACAGTTCGGGCCTGTTATTCCGGTTGTGCCGTTTGACGACATTTGTGAACCGATTGAGTATGTCGTGGCCTCAAATTACGGCCAGCAGGCAAGCATCTTCGGACAGAATACCGATTTGCTGGCCCAACTGGTTGATGCGCTGGTCAACCAGGTCTGCCGCATCAACATCAACAGTCAGTGCCAACGAAGCCCGGACAGCTTCCCGTTCAATGGGCGGAAAAATTCTGCCGACGGGACCCAGTCTGTCACCGATGCCTTGCGGGTTTTTTCAATCAGAATCGTGGTGGCGGCGCGGGAAACCGAGGCTAACCGGGAGATTATCACCAACATCGTAAGGGAACGGAAATCTCATTTTCTTTCGACGGATTACATGCTGTAAAAAGAAAGGGTCGCCACTACAATGAATTTATTGCTCCAAGACAAAACAGACAGACTCCGCACAATTCTGGCCGATATGGGTGGCTGCGTGATCGGCTTTTCGGGCGGGGTCGATTCGACGCTGCTGTTTGCGGTGGCGACTGAAGTGTTGGGAAATCGGGCACTGGCGGTTACGGCTACTTCAAAAACCTATCCGGAGCGTGAATTGAATGAAGCGCGCGAACTGGTCGAACAAATCGGCGGTCGCCACCTGGTGATCGTTTCAGAAGAGCTGGATATCCCAGAGTTTCGCGACAATCCTCTCAACCGCTGTTATTACTGCAAGAAGGAACTGTTCGGTAAATTGAGGGCGATTGCCGATCAGGAAGGAGTTGGCTATGTGTTGGACGGCACCAACATCGACGACGCTGGCGACCACCGCCCGGGGCGGACCGCGGCAGAAGAGCTGCGAGTGCGCAGCCCGCTGGAGGAAGCAGGTTTCACCAAGCAGGACATCCGCGATCTTTCCCGCAATTTGGGGTTGCAGACTTGGGATAAGCCGGCCTTTGCCTGCCTTTCCAGTCGTTTTCCCTACGGAACCGCCATTACCCCCGAGCGGGTCGGCCAGGTCGGTCTGGCCGAAGAATCGTTGCGGAGTCTGGGATTCCGGACGCTGCGGGTGCGCTATCACGGAAGCGTGGCCAGGATTGAACTGGGTGAACAGGAGTTTGAACGTGCAACCGGAGCCTTAAGGGACGCCGTAACCAGATTGGTGAAAGAAGCCGGTTTTACCTATGTGGCGCTCGATCTGCAGGGGTATCGAGCCGGGTCCATGAATGAAGAAACGCAATAATTTACACACCCATCATGTCACACTTGACTTCTTAGTCTTAGTAGCGTAGAAAGAACAACTCTTCGTTGTCTCTCAACTTGAAATGGGCACATAGCTTAGCTGGTAGAGCAGCCGACTCTTAATCGGCAGGTCGTTGGTTCGATCCCAACTGTGCCCACCATATTCCCGCTTTATTACAAGAGGTTAGCACATCAGCTAGCCTCTTTTTTTTATTTTCTGACGCAGATCTGACGCAGCTGATGTTTAATGTGCTGGCTGCCCTACCTAGTACCAGTGTTTTTATTTCATAAAGAACATATTTCAATAAAGCACACCGGACGCGTTATCGCTTATTGTAGCGCGCCGATTGGTTTGGCAGTGATTTTCAGCGATTCACATCTGCTTTGGCAGTGAAGCACTTCAAAAAGAAGGGGGTTTTAAGGCTCATTTTAATGCCCTTAAACACCCCCTGAAAGTTACCAGTTTTTGTAGATCAATTCCCGCCTGTTTTTACCCTTACCTGCCCCACCGATTGTATAGTTAATTTCTACTGTTTCCATTCCGAATCCCTTGAAGATTTTTTGCATCTCCGGGTGGTCGTTGATTGTAAGAACAGCCGAGCCCTTCATGGTCCGCATGGCCTCTGCAATCTTGTGGTATTCCTCCAACGGAAAGGGGACACCGTAACCTTCCGTTTCCCAATAGGGTGGGTCCATGAAGTGGAGCGTATAATCACGGTCCCACTTGTTCAAACAGGATTGCCAGTCCAGATGTTCTACCCATACCCGTGACAACCTGAGATGCGCCTGGCTTAGGTCATCCTCCAGCCGCAGATAGTTAAACCGTGGCGGAGAACTGGGAGAAGTGCCAAAGGTTTGGCCGGTAACTTTAGCCCCGAACGAGAGCTTTTGTATATACATATACCGAGCAGCCCGCTGGATGTCGGTTAGGACTTCCGGAGGTGTTTCTTTTGCCCACTCGAAAAGCTGGCGGCTGACCAGAGCGCTTTTAAACTGCCGCAAAAATTCCTCAAGGTGATTCTTTACTACACGATAGAGGTTGATAACTTCGCCGTTGCAATCGTTTAGAACTTCGACCTGCGCGGGATCTCTGAGAAAGAACATACTGCCACCGCCTGCGAATTCCTCTACATAACAGGTGTGTGGACGACTGGTGATAAGGGGTATCAGTTTCTTTGCCAGGCGGCGCTTTCCACCGGGCCATGCCAATATTGGATAATGCTTCATTGTGTGAGCCTCCTTGTCAGTTTTTGGAGTTTGTGGTAGGCTCCCCGTGCTCTGATCGGAGCGGGGCAGCCTTGGCTGGCTCACAGCCTAATTCTGTGGGTTGGCGACCGGATCATGTTATAGCATGGTCCGGTCGCTGCCTCTTCTTGTTACCTCGTTTTATTTACTGTTATCCTTAGTCATTAGCCATACTGAACTCTACTCCATCAAGAGAAAGATAACCGTTTGCTCCATACTGCAAGCTTACATCCCCGGTCGAGGCTATAAGTAATTCACCATATACGCCTGTTGTCCCGTTCCAGCAACTCACTGGAAATCGTTTGTTTGTTGCTGGTCTGAACCCTACAGGGAGTGTAAAAATAGTTGTACTAAGTGTGCCACTTTTGATAAGCCCCATCAATCTCACACGGCCATAATCCTGCCACCAAAAAACATCAGGGCCATTACCAAAATACACCCAAGAGTTAAGGAGCGTGGGATGAACCGGAGTAAAAGGGACATTGGGGTTAATAATCTTTCCACCCCCAGAAACAGTAATGCCGTCACTGAAGGTGCTGCCATCTACTGACACAGCGGTCGTAACATAGAGACCACCAGCAGTATTACTATTACTATTACTATTTGTAATCTTGGTGCTCAAACTATCTACTGCATACCCATAACCTGCATTGGTTAGTGAGTTTGCATTATTTATTTTAATATTTGTCGCGCCACGCGCAACCACAAAACCGGTACTAAGCCCATGTTGTGCAGTCACATTATTCATAGTGAGGTGGTCTGTTGTAGGGTCAATCTGGTATCCAACACCCGGCCCATAACCGCCAGAACCAATATTAGTTACATTGGCATTGGTCAGGTTCATTCCGCTATTACCCCACGGAGCCGTCCCAGTTGTCCAAAATCCATAGGTTGTATTATTGACATAAACATCAGATATATTTTCATTGTTCATGTAGGCATCCTCCGCACTTATGCGAAGTCCTCCACCACCCCCCTGAACAGTTGCTGTGATATTGATACCTGAGTAATTGGAATTGCTCTCATTTGCATAGTAGCTCGATCTAATTATCAATCCATCAGCATAATGATCTGTAGCCCATAACCCACTTGCTGTTGTGTTCAATGCCTTAAATACGATGCCATGCTCATTATACTTGGTGTGAATGTTTTTGATGAAAGCCCCATCAACATAATCTATAAGAAAGGCATGTGCTACTGTAGTGGGGCTTTGTCCTAAAACTTGAATATTTTCTGCCCTAAATCCTTTCCATGGGTTTGTTGGTGATGGGAATGTACCTAGTCCTGTAACATCTAACCCCTCCAATCCTGCTGTAGCTCCTACAGCAGTACAGTAGTCTGAACCCACATCTACACCAAGATCACTCACTGACGCATTATGGGCCTCAATTGAAAATACCCCTTGAATTATGGTTCCTTTTTCCAGCGCCGTACTTCCGGCGTTTACTGAGGGCATTTTAGAGCCAGCAAAGTGGATATTATTTGTACCCATAGTAGTTGCATCACTCATAAAGGGTGAAATATAGGTTGCTATCTGCAACTTCACAACACCACCATTAGGCATCGCAGCCACAGCTGGCCCCAAGTTCATGCCTGGCCACCATTCAGGAGATGCCTTTGTTAGCCCTGTAATCGAACCGCTACCGCCAAATATTTGATACAGACCAGCCTTGGGGTTTTGACCAGCAAAATCGAATACCTTCCCAGCTGCGGGGTTAATGAAACCACCGCCGATAAATTTAATATGGCGGGTTGTAGGTAGGGTCTTATTGTTGATGGCCATGGGTTTAGAAATGACAAACGTTTTTCCGGAATAGCCTGGTGCAGCCAGGGCCGTAGAAAGATTTCTGAATCCTCCTGCATCTACGCCCCAGGGACCGCTTGTATTGCCCGGTGCGGCCAGTGCAGGCAGGGCAGTCGTAATCAGTAAAAACAGTGTAAAAAGTCCTTTTTTCATCGTGTAATCCTCCCTAAATAGTATGTTAAATAGTCTGCCAGTTGGTACCGTCTTTTGCCAATTCACAGCGATCGCCGGGCGCCATTACCAGGATTAAATCGCCGTCGATGGTTTTAGCATCAGTCGCATCGATATTGGCCACGCCTTGACCGATGTTTTTAATCTTATAGCGCTTGAGCGCCCCAACAGTAGCATAAACAGGCAGATGATAGGCTACTGTAGCACCTTCGGCCGGGTTGGCAAACAGGACGCCGTTGGCCTCGATCAGAGTGGTTTCAACGACGGCGGTGATGATATTGCCGCCCTTGCCGATTACCTCCTCCTGGAGGGCGTTGAGCCAGACGGCTGTCACCTTGGTGCCCTTAATACCTCCAGCCGGATTACCCTCGGCAAACAGCCCGTCGGAAGAGTCTATTCTATCCATGTGTTCCTCCTTATCCCTCTATAAATTCAACAAAAGTGTCGGCAGGTTTCAGGTCGTTGAATACCTGGCGCATCATGTCGGCGAATGAATAACTCAGGCATTCCCCGGCGGCTGATATTCCGGCCCTGTAGGCGTAGGCATCACCTTCGGCATAATAGACCCGCCAGCACCAATCACAAACATCATCACCCAACTCGTCCCCGGCGTCACTCCAGCCGGGCATGAATGGATGCAACTCTTCTAAAACGATGGCATAGCCCAGAGAGGCCGCCAGTTGGATGAAATAGGTGCGATCGAGGCGGCCCAGCTCACTCATCTTCTGCACGATTCGGTTTTGCCGCATCAACAGGGTGTCGTCGTAATACGGTGCCGTGGCGTAGATGCACTCCCATGATTCAAGCACCTCAAATGCGCTGTTGGCAAACAGTTCAGCTACCAGATTATCATCACGCACTCCGGCCTGATCCAGATGAGCCCCTTCGATCGCGATGTCACGATTGTAAGCATCGCCCAGGGCCAGCGGAGTCAGCAGTTTGAGCGCTTCGCTATGTGACACTGATCACTCCTGGACGGATGATCTGCGTGGTTGTCGGGACCACGTTTACTGCCGGCAGCGTGACAATAACGTCGGCAGCACCGTTGAGTATGGCAAAGTTGCCCAGCTGGCTGCGGTAGAGCGGCTGAGCCGGCGTAAAGCCGTTCAGATATGCGGTGATATCGGCAGCGGCCTGGACCGGGTTATAGTTTGGACCGGTTCCGGAGATTGTCACATTCTCCGGCAGAATTGTCGGCGCCAATGCGCGGATGTATTTGGCTGTGACCGGACGCAGATTGTCGATGTATGCCCACACTTCGGCGAGCAGATCCGCACTGGGGATCTCGCTGCCGGTGGCTGGATCGGCAACGATGACAACATCAACGGAGCCGGGACCTTGACCCAGGGGGATACAGTAAGCGGCCTTGACGTTGGTAATTGTTAGCGCCCAGTTGACGTAATCATATTGATTACCACCAGCCGGGGGGCGGCGGATGTAAGCCAGAAGCCGGGACAGCAGATCGGCATCGGTCTCGCCGCTCTTCCTGACGATGCCGCGAATCCAGGCATGATGCTCAAGGTTTTCCGTGGCGGCGGTGTCCGGAAAGATCTGGTTGGAGATCCAGCTCTGATGCTGATAGAGCCCCCAGAAGGCCGAGGCGATTGCGGCCGACTTGATATAGATCATGGAGCCCTTGGAGTTATCGGCACCTGGCAGCTGGTTGGTGTAGTCGGTCAGGATGGCGTTTAACAGCTCATCGTATGTCGGGACGGTAAAGGGCATTTAAACCACCTCTTTAAATGTGCTGTAGGTTACGACCTGACCGTCCGCCTGGGTGGCGGTAATCAGGATATTCAGACGGTAGCGGTCGTTATCGTCGCGCCAGGTGGCAACGCTGATACTGGTGGCGCGGACGGCATCGATGATCCATTGCAGCGCCTGCTCGATATCCTGCCGAATCAGACGGCCGCTGGTCGGGGTATTCTTGAGCCGGGGACGATCGATCAGGCCGAAGCTTGGGTCATGCCACCAGCTGCCCTTTTTGATCGCCAGGGTGATGATGATGTTATTGAGGACACTCCCGGCCTTGTCAAAGGTCTGGTCGATGGTGCCGCTCTGGTTGTCGTAGGCGAGTTGGAAATCCATTACATCCCCTGGGTTGTGGGGCTGGTTATGCCGCCGCCGGTGCCATGTTCCTGGTGAGTGTGGCTGTTGTAAATCGTACGCATACCGGCCATGGTGCTTATAGCATCGGCTACATCGCCGACAGCAGTTATGTTGCCTCCGGACTTGATATCGCCGGACACGTCCAGGAGCGGCGTAGTCAAGGTAACCTTGGTCGAGGCCACGACTGTGACTTCCGGAGATATAACGGTTGCGCTAGTCGTAGCGGTGATCTCGGCCACCTTGGTAGTGACGATGACCTTTTCGCCGCCGATGATCTCAATGATACGATCGCGCTTGAAATGGATCTTGTCGCCTTCGTCAGTGTAGAGGGCCACCTCCCCATCCTCCAGGGCGATGCGGTAACGGCGATCATCGGAGGCGACGGCGACGAAGTGGCCACCCTCGCGGATAATGATGATCTCGGCACCCGCCTGCGGACGCGAGGTGTAGCCATAGTGCTGGAAGTACTCCCGATCGGAAATTGTTTCGTCGCAGCGACCGGTAGCGCTGAAGCGTTTAATGACCCCTTCAGCTATGCTTAAAACTATGCCGCGAATCATGAGCTAGCCACCACCAGGCCGGGCGGGCCGAGCTTGATGTCGGTCCAGCTCCCCTGTTTGGTTTTACGGAAGCGGCGATTGAACACCAGCAGGGTGCGCTTGACGTCAAGCACTTCATCATTGACGGTACAGAGTTCATTAATAGCCCAGTTTGTTCCGCCCTGGCTATGCATCGGTGCGGTATAGGCAAGGCTGTAACCGTCGTGTTTCTGCTTTTCCAGCAGCATGCGGCCATAGAGTGCCGGGGTCTGGCTGTCGTTATTGAGTTTGACTACCAGCGGCTTGTAAAAGGGGAAGCCCGGATCCGTGATGCTTTTCTTGACGTTGACCTTGCTAGTGTCCATGCCGAAATCCTGCATCCCTTGGACCTGCGACACCACGGTGACTTTGGAGTAGCGCCGCGAGATGTCATCGGTTTCATCCCAGCTTTCGATGTTGTTACCCTGGCCGTCCAGGCGGTTGGTCACGTTGAACAGCGGAGCACCGGTTATCTTGGGGCGGCCAAAGACTAGCGTGCCGTCAGGGAGAGCGAAAAACATCAGGCCGCGACTTGCTGCATAGACGGCCAGCACCTCGAACACGGACATGCCCGGCTCGATCTGGCTGAACTTTTGGGGTGTGTCCATGAAAGCAGTCAGGGGATTGTCGGCTGTTTTCTTTTTGCCCTTGAGCTTACCGACCACGTTCTCCTGATAGACGATCTGGGAGCGCTGGATGAACGGCACCGTCTTGAGCAGCATTTCGGCCAGCTGTTTGACGGTTTTGCCCTGGACAGTGACAAACTGTTCGGCGTGGCTGTCCACCAGCAGCCCCATCAGATCGCGACCCTCGACCGTAAGTGTCCTGCCGCTTTTGGATCCTTTACGAGCGGTCTTATCGATCAACCCGGTCAGTTCCAGTTGGTTGTTTATGAAGAGCTTGCACTGCATGCCAGCCTTGACCGGTGCCTCGGGGTTGGCCAACTCCAGCTGGAACGTATCGGCAGCCTGGTAGAGGTCGGCTCCGATGTCATAGCTGACGAAGTTTTCGATGCGCTGGTTGCCGATCTGCAGGGTAACGATATCGCTCATACGGGCACCCCTCCGGAACCGATATAGATCTGCAGCGAACCGCCGGTGAAGTTGGGACGGGGAATGCTGTTGATGGCGACCAGGCGCTCGGCATAGTGGTAATCGAGGCCATAGCGCAGGCAGACGAGATGCAGCGGCATCGGATTATCGAGCGTTACGGTGATGATCTTTTCGCGCTCGATCTTGATGATGTTGACATGGTCGACCAGGATACGGGCCATGGTCTTCAGGCTGGCGATGCTGCGGCCGCCGTCGCTGTCGATGGCGGCCTGCAGCATGGCGCGGCTGATGAAGATGGATGCTTCCAGCTCGTTGACGGTATAGACCGGCTCGGCAACCGGTGGATTCAAGTAACGGCCCTTGATGTCGAATGCGGACTGCTTTTCCAGGCGGCGCAGGATCTGGCGCTGTTGTTCGTCGGTGGCATAATACTGCGCCACGGCGTGAGCACCCTGGATGGAGACGGCGACCAGGACATGCTTGCACATGCGGCTGGATAAGGGCAGCTGACCGAGCAGATTGGTAATGGCTGAGTTCAGGTTGCTCATGAAACGGCTGGGGGCAGTGGTGATCGTCTTGTACAGAGTGACGAAGCGGTCAACCATCTTGGCAATGGCTCCGATCACCCGGCCGGGTAGTTTGGTAACAAAGTTGACCGATGAGATCAGGCTGTTGACCGGCTGCATGACATCATTCAAGGCGCCCTCGAAGAGTGCTACAGCAGAGTTGACTCCCTTGAGATAGCCACGGGCCTGCTGACTGATGTCGTTGAACTGCTCCAAAACGTCCTGCAAGGGGTCCAGTATTTGATCGAGGATGGATGCGGCCTCGGCTCCCAGTTCCTCCTGGGCTTCGGCGGCAAACTGTTCCATCTGTTCATCCTGAGTGTCGATCACAGCCTGATCAGCGGCAACCTCGACATCCTCGTACTGAACCTCGCTGATGTTTTGGCGCAGGTTTTCGACAAAGGTGATATCGACCTCGGCGGTCAGTTCGCGATCATCGGCTTTGACGCTGACCCGCTCGACCATGCCCGGCATGGTGCCGTACATCGGGTGGGTCAGTTCGAAGAGGTTCTTGTCCTTGAGGTGATTGACCAGCTTGATATGGTCGTTGTAGGTCAGGTGGCTGCCGTCATCCCAGAAGTAGCAGCGGATCGTGACGGTACGGGCCTTCTGCCCCATGTTTTCCAGCAGCGCACCATCTTTGAACGGGAACTCGTGCCGGGATATTGCAACCTCGAACTGATCGTCAAGCGTTTCGATCTCCAGCGGAATCTTGTCTATGGCCGCATCGTAGAGATCCATTACATCGCCTCCGTAGTCAGGAGGGCATCAAAGAAACTGCCGCGTTTGCCGCCGATGCCGGCGCTGGTGTTCATATCGTTGCTGCGGGCAAAGATACGGCCGGCACTGTCGATCTGCAGGTCAATCTTGATTTCGTTCTTCTGAAAGCCCTTCGCCGGTTCCGGGTGGAACATGTCGTAAACTTGATCCCCGGCCCAGCCTGTGCCCTTGTACTTGCCACCGCTTGCCCAGCCAGACAGACCACCGAGCCCATAATTGAGGCCGGTGCCGACACCATAGCCAGCTCCTCCGGCAAGCAGTAAAGGGAGCAGCTCCGTGGAGGCAAGCCCCATGGAAGATCCCGCCAGTAGCCCAAATTTGCGCATCATCCAACCGGCCGCTTTTTTGCCTCCACCTGCAGCAGCGCCACCAGCAACTCCACCGAGCGCATCAACAACAGCAGAACCGCCCAGAGTGACAGGCCAGTTGGTGACAAAAACCGGGGTTACTCCGGCTGCGGCCTGGAGGGCTTTGCCTTCGGCCACGCCGAGGGCGGTGGATGCTCCGCCTTTCAAGAGCGCACCCAAACCACGGGCACCATACTTGCCCGCTAAAAGCCCGCCAACGACAAGGCCCGCCCCGGCGATCGGCAGCAGTTTCGATGGATTCTTTTCGGCGAACTTGCCGATGGCGTCGGTTGCCTCATTGGTTTTCGCAACGATCTTGGTGAGGAATCCCAGCCAGGGATCAAAGATTGCGGCTGCTGTTGTCTGAGCCGTCCCTATCAGTGATTTGAGGTTGGCAGAAAAACCCTCCATGCGGGTGTTAAGCTTGGTCTGCATATCGGCTGCCTTGCTGATGTTTTCGCCGACCTCCTCCCATGATCCCGCACCTTCATGGATCAGGGCAAATGCGGCACGGCCGCCCTGTTCGCCGAAGATTTTCTCCATGACGAAGAGTTTCTTTTGATCGGTCATACCAACCAGCGATTTGCGCATCTCCGGGATGATAGTGTTGAACGATTTAAGAGTCCCTTTTTTATCGAAAAATTCGAGCTTTTGTTTCCCGGTGCGGCCGAGTTCCTGGTTGAGCGCCCCCATAACCTTACGGGCGATGCGGGAGGTGCCGACCATCCGGATCAGGAAGTCATTCAGCGAAGTACCAGCCATGGAGCCGCGCATACCCTGCTGACTCATTGCACCCATGGCGCGGAGGATGTCCTGGGCGGGGACTTTCATATTGGCGGCCGTGCCGGCAACGTATTTCATTCCCTCGACCAGGTCGGGGATCTTGGCAACTGAGGCTTGATCCACCTTCTGAATATAGTTGGCCAGGTCGCCGTACTGATCGCCCTTGATGTTGAACGGCGACGCCATGGCGACCAGTCCTTCGCCCATCGCCGCCGGCGCTTCCTTGGAGATGGTGGCGAGCGCTGCCGCTGCCCAGGCGGCGCCGCTTTTTGAGGCGACGTCCTCCATCTTGAGACCGGCCTTGAGCAGCACGTTTTCGATCCCGACCACTTCCATGGCGCCGAAGGGCATCTGTTTCTGGATGACGCTGGCGGTTTGCCGGACTCGATCCAGCTGTTTGTTGAGCACCCCGGCATCGCCGCCGGCTTCCTGAAGGTTCATCTTGACATCGAGAACGGCCTCTTGAAGGCCGGTAGATGCCTGGAACCCTTTTAGGGCGCTCAACGAAACGCCGAGCCCCGCCAGGACTCCGCCCAGTGAACGGGCCGATTGGCGAATGGATGCCATCTCGCGCTTGGCAACAGTGCCGAAACGCTGAAAGCCCTGTTCGGAATCTTTCAGTTCCCGTTTCAGACTAGTGGAACGAGCGAGCAGCTCTATAAAGAGTTTCATATCAGCCATGATGGGGAATAATACGTGGAGGGGAAGGCGGTTTCTATTTGAAGGGCTTCAAATAAAAAAGCCCCGATCCGGTAAGGAAAGGGGCTTGATGTGGTATTTGCTCTGTATGCCAAAACGGCGGTGATATGTCAAGCTTTCTTCTTTCTTACCCTCTGCTTTTCGGGTTTTGGATCGACGATCTCGTTATAGTTGAGCAGAAGGCTGTCCCCCTCGGCCAGAGGCATATCAAGCGCCTCAGACCAGGGGACTCCCAGTTTAATCAACGCCAGCAATAGCTTTCTGTGCGGCTTGTTGTTCGCTTCGAAACTCCGTCCTCCGTTGATCCAGGTCCATCATGGCACCAGCCAGGGTATCGCCATCGGCACCGTCCAGATCCAGGACCATCTCGGGGGTCAGGTTGTCGATGCCGGCCACTTTCAACCGCTTGGAGATGATCGCGGCGTCGTAGTAAGCCGGGACGGCGAGCAGTTCTTTCTTGATGGCCGGATCGTTGGCCAGCTCCAGGGTGTTGCGGAAGGTGCGCTCCTGGAGGATGAACTCGCGGCAGGCGGCGTCTTTATCGTTGACGATCCCATTGGGGAAGGTACCGGTCTGAACCATGGCTTACTCCACTGTCCGCGTAGTAGCGGCGAACTCGATGTTCTTGGTAACTTCCTTGTCGCCGTCGAACTTGGCCTCGCCGATCGAGAGTACTTCGCAGCCGCCAAAGCTGATCCTTGTACCGTTTTCGTAGTCGACCGTAACGGTTGCATCCTCAAGGCCATCAAAGTCGAACTCGGTTTTGTCAGCAGGGATAACATAGTCGAGGCTGAACAGATTGGAAGCGGTAACCTTGGTGGTACCGTGGCCGTTCATCAGCTTGACGAGCTTCTTTTTGACCCGCTCTTTTTCGGTGAATGAGTTGAAGTCTTCCAGCAGCTCGCCGTCGATCTCCAGGGTTATGGTGGTGATATATGCTTCCATTCAAGCCTCCTTTAAGGCGGATTAAAGAATCAGATCAATGCGACCGGCGATGACATGCAGGCCATTGACGACATCGGCCGGGATGCGAATATTGAGGCGGTTGGGATCCTGCTCGTCGCGTTCGATGATGACGCCTGCTTTGTTGAGGGCAACGTTCTCAAGTATCTCCAGGCGCTCCAGCTTGTTCAAGACATCAAGGACCTCGGTCCGGACACGGGCCGGGGTCTTTGTGCTGAGCTTGGCCCTGGGGAAACGGAGCAGCAGGCGCTCACGGACACTGCGCCGGGTGTAGTCGAGGGTGTCGATAGTGGTGACATCGAGCAGGCTGATGTCGGGCACGTCGGCAATATTCTTGGTGTAGGTGGTGACAGCCCGGACGATCTGCACCTGCTGACCGGGGCCGATCTGGAGCGGTGCCACACCGTTGGCCAGCGCGCTTTCCTGTTCCAGCCTGGTCAGGACCAGAGCGGCGGGCGGTGTGGCGATGCCCTTGAGCGGCAGGTAGTTGAGCGGCCGGGCGGGATCGGATTCGGAAGCGCGCACAGCGGCAAAGGCGGCGCCGATTTCAAAACTGGGCGAGCGGGATCCGCGCAGCAGTGCCCCGACCAGGCGGCCACTGTTAAGGCCGACAGTCAGAGTGATGGCGGTGGCCAGGGCGGTATCCAGGCCGAAGTAACCGACACCGGGGCGCTGTTCGATCGGACCGGAGACGGCGTCCAGGTGATCCCGCAGGGTGGCCAGGCTGACGGCGTCGTTATAAGGGGTGATGATCAGGGAATACTGGCTGGCATAGACCTTGTCCAGGGCGTCCTGAAGATCAGGATCGATGGTGCCGGCGGCCATGGTGACAACAGCCACGGTAGTAGCGACATTAGCGGTGATGGCCGCTTCCAGGTCGATCTGGTTGGCGACCAGCCCTTTATTCTTGGCCGTGAGGGTAACTACGCCCGCGACGGGAGCGGCGCTAACCGGCAGATCGGAGAGGTTATTGATGGCAGATGACAGGGCGGCGCCGATGGCCGTAACGGTGTCTCCGGAAGCGACTGCGATCTGCACCAGGTCATTGCCGATATAGAGGGACAGGACACCGGAGCCGGTCGGGACGGTGGCGATCGTAACCGTACCGGCGGCGGCTGCACCGGCGCCGTCATCAAGAGCACAGACGGTCAGGTCGAGGTACGGGTTGGCCTTGAGCGCGGCCATGACCATGCGGTGTGCCAGGGAGCCCCGCCCGAAATAGGTGGCGGCATCGGCGGTGCTGTAGACCCGTGTGGGGAGCAGGGCGGCAACGCTACCAGCTTCCAGGCGCTGCGCCACGATCAGGGTGGGCTGCACGTTGGCCGGCAGGGAGTTGACCGCCAGGGATGTATTGAATTCGAAGTATGCCCCAGGCTTGCGGATCGTGCTGGGGATGTTGTCAAAGGCGATGTTTGCGGATCCCATTATGCTTCACCTCCGGTTTTTTTCTTGGTGCCGTCGACGAGGTCCAGGGAACCGTCATTCAACAGGCGACGATAGTACGAGGTGTTTTCTACCGGCGTCCCCTTGGGGTCATCGCTGATGTAGGTGCGGGGATTCTCCTCGCGGGGGCATTTTTCGCCGGGTTTGGCTTTTACGAGCAGCTTTTGTGACATAGTTAAACCTCCTTTAAACTGTGGTAGTCAGGGTATCGGATGAGTCAGTGGCGGCATCGCCGGGTGTGAGCAGATAAGAGATTCCGATGGTGATCAGGTCGTTAATCTCGTCTTCACTCTGTTTTACCAGGTGGTAAAACGTCGAAAGCTCCAGGGAGTAGGAGATCAAACCCAGTTCGTCCAGCTCTGCCGTAGTAGTATTGGACCAGGACTTCGGGATCAACGGGTGGATAGTTAGGCCGAGATCGTTTAGCAGGAGCAACTGCAGCGCCCCTTCCAGGATCAGATTGATACCTTCACGCCGGATCTGCTGATCCTTTAAATTGGAGAAGATGATATCGACATAAACAGCCACAGTTTGCTTGACGGCTCTTGGTGAAGTCTTTTCAAAGCTCCCGTTCTCAACCGATACATACACGGCCGGCTGAGCCAGCCCCTTGACACCCTTCTGGACGCCGATCTTACGGGCGCCTTCCAGACGAGCGGTCAGAAGTGCGGCAATATTGGTTTCGATTTCGTTGAGCATCTCAGTAGTCCCACAGTTTATCGCGGGTGAATACTCGATCAGGAGCAGCTGACTGGGCGCCGCCGGTTTCCGGAGTGTCCTGGCCGTTGAGGGCTTCGGTACCGAGGGAGATCTTACCGGTGGCAATTTGGTCGAGGAGCTTCAGGCTGTTCTTGTAACGATCGGTCAGTGCTTCCGGAGGGGCGAGCCGCACCCGGCGGGTATAGATCCGGTAGATGACGATATCCAGCGCCAGTGTCTTCAGAAGGCCCGGCAGCGGGTCGAGGGGAAGGGTGTACCTCCCCCTCAAATAGCCGTCTATCAGCTCCCCGGCGGCAGCGATGGCCTTGTCGATCACAGCCTGGTCAACCACGCCGACATTATTATCATCGGTCAGTTCGATCAGATCCTTTTCGGGTACATCGATGTCCGCCAGGGTGCAGTAAGCCATGGATTAGACCGAGGCCAGTTCAGTTGTGCGAACAGTTGCGGCAGCGACAACCGTCGCACGGCTATCATCGCCAAGGATGGCATTCACCTCTTCAACAGTTGCAGCAGCCTTGATCTGAGCGATCGCATCGGTTGCCGAAAGCTTGCCAGGCACAGGTGCATCCCCGCTTGATTCTCCGATCGCACCTAAACCTTGCAGCTCCAGGGCGGCCTTATCTTCCAGGGTAATGGTATCACCTTCCTCATAACGCTTGTCGGCCAGGATCGGCGACAGGACCAGATAAAGTTTTAGTGCCATAATATAAGTTCCTTTCAATTTGGTTCGACTCCGCTCACCAACCGGAACGGTCCCTGAGCGGAGTCGAAGGGTTACTTCGGAGTCTGGATCAGAAAGCCAGAAGTGATGCCGGACAGGACCGGCGCGCGCTCGAAGCCGACGCCATAGATCCATGATTTAGCATTGTTGTCGTAATAGGCCTCTTCCACCAATGGATGACCGGTCATGGTGTAGGTGTAACCGTAAGAGGGCTCTTCCAGACCGGAGGGGCCAGCCGGAACGTATGCCAGAACCGCGTTGTTACCCCAGATATCGGAGATCGCGCCGGAGTCGTCGGAAGTGACCGCCTTGCCGACCACGACTTTTTCCAGATCGAAGGCACGGGCAATCATATCGGTGGTGATGGATTCGGCCGAGGTGTACTTGAATTGCCCCTGGATCTGCGGGTTGGTACGCAGGGCGATAAACGCCTGGGAGGAGAGTAGCAGCGTATTGGGGTTGATCCCAACGGTGGTGCGGACCGCCTCCTTGTAGGTATCCATCTGGGTGATCGGGAGCGCTGCCGGATCACTCCATTTGGCGACGCCGGCCAGGGCGATCTTGTGGTTGGCGTCGTATTGGCTGGCATCCAGCGCCAGGGTGGCCTGGCCAGATTCTAACCCCAAGAGCAGCGAGTTCATGACGATGCGGACCGCTCGCTGACCGAGATCGATACCGGGCATCACCTTGGCGTCACGCAGGTATTCACGCGGTACCGGTGCTTCCAGGGCATCGTTCAGCAGAGCGAAAACCTTACCAAGATAGCCGAACTGGATGCGCTTGGTGCCGCCACCGGGAGCACGGCGCGAGTTGTAGAGTTTGAAGGCTTCCTTGCCGAACTCCAGGATCTGGCCGCCGGAAATTTCGACCGGGACGCGGGGGAAAAGGGCATCGCCGACGAGGTTCGCCTGCTGATAACCTTGGACATAGGTACTGAGAATCGGGTTGATGACCCGGATTGACGCGGTATTGAGCATGGTTCATACCTCCTGATTGGGTTATAATTTTAGTTGGGGATCAGCAACACTTCGACGAACTGTCCGGCCGCCGTGGCGGTCTGGCCAGGCAATAAACGGGCCACAGTGACACCGGCAGCTTTGTCTATGGCCCGGCCGGTGGCGTCGGTCTGGATGGGGCCGCCGGCGGTAAGGGCGGCACCGGTCTCGACTATGGCGGTGCCGAGGACGTCGACCGGAATCGTATCCTTGTCGACGGCAGCCACTCGGGCGACGCCGAGGGTGTTGACACCGGCGCCGGCCAGAGCGGAGGCCGGACTGACGAAACGGTATTCGCCGATAGCGCCACTGGCGGTGATGGTCTGGGACAAAATGGGTTGCGCTTGCCTGCTCATGGATTCTTCCTCCTGATTTTATTAGTGACTTAGGAAACTGCCTTGACTGCGGTCATGTACTCTGTGCCGGGGTTTTTAGTCTGGTAGGCCAGGGCCTTGTTATGGGTCTCCAGCGATGTAGCATCTACGGTGTAACCTGGAGCTGCAGCAAAGCTGGCAGTGGTGTCACCTTCGACCTCACCGCCGGCCACCTCGCCGAACTCGACGATCTTGGGCTGTCCGGAAAGGAAGGCCTTGAACGATTCAACCAGGGGCTGGCTTTTCTTGCCGTCGCCTTCACCGAACTCGACTACGCTTGTCCCTTCCAGACCGGCGGCAAAGTCCAGCATGGCAACGGTCTGTTCTTTAAGCGCCGGCAGCAGTTTGGCCTCTTTAACCAGGGCTTCGGCAAACGAGAGGTGCTCTGTATGGCGGTTTGTGGTTTCCTGCAGTTTGAGTTTGGTTTCGCGCTCGGCGAATTCCACCTCTTTGGCGGCGATCTGCGCTGAAGTCAGCATAGTGGGGCTCTCCTTTTGTTCTTCGGAAAATTGAGATCCGGCCAGGCCGGGGGATGAATTACAGGTACAATCACAACAGGGATTACCACAGTATCCACAGACACCTGGCGCAGCTGGATCAGGCCGAGCCGCTTCGCCTTCGACCGTGTTGACATCGTAGGAAGGCAGCGCCTTATCCGCATCATCGAGACTGAACTTGCCGATGATCCATTCACGCAAGGAGCGGAACAGGCCGGCTTCAACTTGGTCGGCCCAATCGCCGAACTCGACCACGCCGTCTTCCGTTTCGGTAAACGACGCACTCTTGAGCCCCTTGACTGCCGGAGGCTGTGCGCCCAGGAAGCCGACATGGCGCAGATAGTAAACGCCCGGCACAGGATTGTTCGGTGCAGTGGGGAGATAGAACGAGGCGGAGATCTTCTTGAACTTGCCGGAGTTGACCATCTCGGCAAAAGCAACATCCACCTGGTCAGGCTCGGCCAGCATGGCGCCATCGGCAAAGCTCAAGGACTTGACCCAACCGTATGCCGGGGCATTGATCGTAGGATGGCCGACGACCAGAGGAGCTTCGTGCTTGGCAGGATCATAGGCGGCGATCGTAGCAGCCAGGTCGGCTTCAGCGAACGAGAGGGCCTGACCTGCCATGGCGGTATGGGTTCCGGGTTTGAATATTTCGAGGAGTTTCTTTGTCATGTGCGCCCCTTTCAAGATTTGCTAGGGGGCACACTACGTGATGGCGACGGGGAGTTCTATTTGAAGGGCTTCAAATAAAAAGCCCCTCTCCGGGGGAATCGAAGAAGGGCGAGGTAGTTGTTTTTTGCCTTATGCCACGAGCGGGAATTTATGTCAAGGGAACAAAGAAATATGGAAAGCTGGATTCTGTACCCGTGAGACTTCTTGCAACCGTGTTAAAACCATCTTTAAACTCCCGCGTGTCGCGTTCAAATAAAATATTTGAGTCCTTGCAGGGACAGGAGTGGTCAAACGCCGTACAGGGCAAATTTGCTCGTTGGACTATGGCTCCAGATAATTGGTCACCAGATCCAAAATGGCTCTCTGATCCCGTAACGCCAGACGCATATTATCAGTGCCGTCATTCATGGCCAGATAGGGCCGCGCCGGAATGCGTACTTTATGACCACGGCCGGCCATGCCGCCAAACTGGTGGATGCGAGAATATTTGATGCCGCCTCGCGTACCGATCTTCACGCCGTCATTGTTGGCCTGGAAGTGGATCGAGTCGTACAGTGCGCCGGACTGAAACAGCAACGACTTGCGCTGCAGGAAGTTTCTGCCCTTGGCCGACAGGGTGCCCTTCTTTTTAAAACCCTTCTTTTTAGCCAGTGCCATCATCAGCGTGACCGGGGAGAGGCGCGGCCACTTGTGACCCTCCGGATCGCTTTCATTCTTGAAATTTTCCAGGACACGCCCCTCGTAGTAGCCGCCGATCCTGCTCATAAGCGGTTTCATATTGCGGCACTTGGCCGCCAGTTTATCCAGGGCCGCGCGAACTTCACGATCGTCTATGATGACGCCAACGTTCATGATCGCGACTCCAGTTCCTGTTTCAGCCTGGCTGAGATATCAGGCGGCAGCGATGCTAACTTATCAGCCAGAACCTGCCCGGCCCGTTGCTGCCCGGCCTGACCGACGTTATAATCCCAGCCCTTGTCAATCCCCACCGGCGCGCCCGTCTTTGAATCGGTCTTGTTCCACCCCTTTGGCGGCGGCTGTTGTGCTTCGTCATTGGCATAGACCGCCCGGCAATGACAGCGCCAGCCGTTAGGTGGATAGTGCGAATTCCAGAAGGGGTCATCCTGCGGCAACGTGGTCCCATTCAAGGCAACATGTTCCGGACGGGGACGCATGACCCCGTTGGCATGCACGTAGCGCAGCATGACCGGTTTGCCGTCGGCCGCCATATCCTCAAACTGCTGCCAGCGCCCGGCCTGGTAGGCGGTGCGGATGTTCACATCCCAGATCAACTCACTGCGCCAGTTGCGGCCGCCGTTGTACTGCCAGCCATGTTTTTCAACTATAACATCGAACTGCCCCTGGAACGCCTTCAGGTCCAACTCGCCAGAGATCGATTTATCCACCGCATCACGCAGATCCACCAGCAGATCAGCCTTGTAGGCCCCGGCCGACATGAAGCCCTTGGCCTGTTCCGCCTTCCAGAGATCATCCCATTTCTGGGTTGGAATGTTCAGTTTCTCTTTAAAGAAGGCTTCAGCCTCTTTGAAAGGGAGGCTGAAGATACGTTTAACTTCGGCACCGGTCATGGCTCTTGTGCCGCTTCCAGTCTGCCGACCATCATGGACTTCATGTTCATCTCGGCAATGAAGCCGGCCAGGTTGGCGATAGAGATATCCATGCCCTCATTAGTCAACATTTCGCGGGCCTCCTGGAGGTTTTTGGCCTTGTCCAGGATCTCCTTGATACTTGTCATCAGCAGATCGGTGTAGCGCAGCGAGGCGGCGGCGGTCAGATCTTCCATGGTCTGATCGGTGGACGCCGGTTGCGGGGCAAGTTCGGCGAAAGCGGCGTCCGATATCTTCGTATTTATCAGCCCCTTATCGGAACCGGGAGCCGGGGCACCGATACTCTCGATATCTCCCTCTTCGAAACCATACTCGCGCTGCAGGTAGACCTGGGTGAACTTCACCCCCACATCCTTGGACAGGATGCCGTCGCGCTCGGCCTTAGTTTTGAGGTCATCCTCCGGAGCGCAATCGCGCCAGACTTTTGGCGGCTTGGCACCGGGTACGTTGAGCGTCGTGATCCACTTGATCAGGGTCCCGTTGAGGCAACCGCATAATAGATCGGCATCGGCCTTGACCAGTTCCAGCCGCACCTCGTTGTGCGTTTTGGCGGCGGCCAGACTTCCCCCTCCACTACCCAGGTTGGTGGACAGGGTCTCGCCCAGGACCGCCTCGCTGATCTGCTCATCCATGTAGCGGGCGAGCTTCTCGTAACAATCTACGGAACCAGAGCGGGCCGCTTCCAACAGTTCGATGACCATCCCTTCGGGAATGATGACACCGGCTTCCGATGCGATGGCGCCCAGGGCATTCAAAAGTTTGGTCTGGTCGTCGGGGGTAGAACCGGTCGGGTATTTGCCGATGGCGGTGGGCGCGGCGAACTTGTCGATGAAGGTCAGCCAGAAGGTTATGCCCTGCCGTTTAAACAGGGTCGGCCAGAACAGCCGGGAGCCGAGGCCGAGACCATACGGGTTGCTGTCCTTGGTGCCGAAGCTGTTGACCACGAACTTGCGCGGCGGTACCGGCTCGCCCGGTAGCAGGTTGTCAAAGGTTTTGAGGGTCAGTCGATAGCCACGATTACCGGGAGCGAAGGCGAAGCGGCGCTGATCGCGGGCACGAATTTCATTGGCGACGATCTCGGCGCCGTCGCTGCTCCACATGATCTCGCCTACGGCGAAGCCCTTGAGGTTGGCGTCGAGAAGATTGAGGCAGACGGCATCAAAGCCGGTGACCTGGGGCAGGACTTCGTCATCAGGGATGTCGCCCGACAGGTTTTGCAGCTGGGCGCGCACCAGGTCAGCGGCCCGTTTGTCGAGACGGCTGGTGGAGGCGGGGTCAACGGTCCATTCGCGACCGATGACGGCCATCTTGCGTTTTTGCAACACGGCATAGGCGTGGCAATCGCGTTCAATATCATCGTAGATCCGCAGCCCCCGACCGCCGCCCCTGGTGAGAAGGGTATCGTCCTGGGACCGCAGTACTCCGCAGTAGACCGGAACGGTGATGTCTTTATCGATGGTGGCTATTTCGTTTTTTAATACTTCTGGAAGTGCCATTTAAAACCCCGCTGTGTCGCGTCGGCCGCCGTATCCGCCGACATAGTCGCTGTAGCCGGTCATTAGTCTGACCTGGCCGGTTGATTGATATTCGATGGGTGCTACATCCTGCCGGGTGGCATAATGCGCCAGGGTCAGCGAGATAGCGCCATCGCCGTGACGTTTGAACTCGGCGTCCTTGGTGTCCTGAATGCGTAGACTTGGCAGTTTGATGATGCCGTCGATCATCTCCAGAGCGCGCAGATCGTTAAGGATATCGGCATCCCTGGGGATATCGAACATCTGATCTTCAAACGCCTGCTGGAAGGGGGTCATGTTCTCGCGGTACCAGGAGTCGCTGAGCATTACCTCGATAATGCGTGGTCGGCCGTACTTGTCGGCGGTTGACTCGGCCAGACCATAACCGTTGCCGGTGGCATCCATCGCGCCATTCCTGAACTTAGGCAGATGGTCGATGATGTGCCAGAGGATCTGCTTTTGATGGCGGGTCGGGACGTTCTTCATCTCCAGAAAGAATGGCACCCGGCGGCGCAGATCCTGTTCGATAGTCATCGGGTTAAAGACGGCAAAATCGCCGTAACGGGCGTAGTCACTGCCGAAGCTGTGCGCTCTGGTTTTATCGAGGGTATCGAGGGCCGGATTGACGTTGATCCTGATCCACTCGGCAACCCAGGAGTCGCGGTAGGGTATGGCCTTTGGCACGAAGTCGCTCTCCAGTGCCAGGCGCAGCATCGGCCGCACCTCTTTCATGCACTGCTCGATCAGCACGCCGGGGATGGCCACGCCGGAGCCCTCGCGGGGGATGGCGTCCAGCTCTTCTTTCTTGGCCGCCATGTTGCTGCCGTAGCCCTTGATGATGCCGGCATACCAGCGCGCTTTCCCTTCGGCGGTCGGCTCCCAGCTCTTGACCATACAGACGCGCTCATAGAGGCCGTTGGCCACGGCATCATCAAAGGTGCAGTGGAAAACCTTGAAGCCGTTGAGACCGGCGCGGGCGTCGCGAATCAGCTGGTTAAAGGCGTTCTTCATGCCGTTGTGGGTGGAGATGATGCGGATCTTGCCGCCCCAGATCAGGAGCGCCAGGCAGGCATCAATTACGGACTGGACATTTTTGTGGAAGGCGGCCTCATCGATATTGACTATCCCCTGGAGGCCGCGAATGTTAGCCGGGTTGGAAGAGAGCGCCACGATCTGGAAGCCGGAGGCGAAGCGGATACGGTAGCTGGTGATCTGTTTGCTTGAGCCATCTTCCTGTTGATCTTCGAAGAGGAATACCTCGATACCGTTCCAGCCGTCGGCCATGGCCATGGCCATGATCTTGGCCATCGACGCGCAGTAACCGATAAATTCGAGTCCCTTCTCCTTGGTGTCGCCGACATAGTAGATATTATCGCCGCCCGCCTTGCGAGAGGTTGACGCGGTGATGGAGTCATCCAGGGCGGTGGCATAGGTGATGCCGGTACGGCGCCCCTTTTCGGAAATGTTGAGATCGAACTCGTGGAGCTGTTTGATCCATTGGCGCTGATGCAGCATCAACACGCCCTCGGCTAGCGGGTCTATCCCCTCGGGGATTTCGCGGACGCTGGCTGGCAGTTCGGCCGGATCGAGGATCCGTATGACATCGCCGGGAGTACTCACTGAACCCCCAGAACCTGCTGGCGCCAGAAGGCGGCCTGATCGGCATTCATGCCCTGCTGTACGGCGGCCTTCTCGACTGCGTTGGCGGCATCGGAGAGCGCCAGCTTGCGAATATCGCCCTCACGCTTAACGTTGATCGTGGCGGACTGCTCCAGTCGCTGCATGGTGAGGGCGAGGTTCTTGAGCTGGCTGATGGTGGCGGACATCGACTCCGGATCTTCGGCGTCGGCTTCCTGCATCTTTAAGGAGAGTTCAAAAGCCATTGAACGGAGCATTTCATTGATCAGCAGTCCGGTCTGACCCTGGGGCGCTGCGCCGACCTGGGCGATGTACATCGCGGCCGTTTCGCGGCTCTGGCGCAGTTTGGCACCGACCTCCTCCATGCGCACGGCATAGCGGTTGACGGCTGATTTGGTGACCCGCTCCGGGTGGCCTGCAAGCTCCAGCAGACTGTTGGCACGCTCGGTCGCCTCCAGCTGGGTGATGCGGGGGTCCTGGAGCCATGCCTGCAGCTGGGCCTTTATTTCGGGAGGCAGTATATCGATGGTGGAGGGCTTCGGCATATCAGTTCCTTGGGCTGGGACGGGCGACACCAGGAACTCGGGCCGAGCCGGAGGCGACATCGAGGCCGCGCTGGGTGAGGGTGGCGATGAAGATATTGCCTGACTCTTCCAGGGTGATGTAGCCCTGCTCTTTGAGCCAGTTCAGTTCGGTGATCATCTTATCGCGGGGTGTAGTGTAACCGGCTTTCATGTCCAGCAACTTGTGCAGGATGGAGGAGTTGAGGCGGTAATCACCGTCGCTTTCCATCAGGAAGCGCATAAGGACCAGGCGGATATCGGCGGTTATTACATCGGCAAAGTTGCCCATTAGTTTTTCCCTCCCTGGCGCAGCAGAAACTCGTTCATCATTTCGGTGATATGGGTGAGACCCGGCATGGCGCCGGCGATCTTGCCAACCTCGCTGCGCAGGTCGGACATCTGGGTATTACACTGATTGACCCGCTCGTAGACGGCGTCCAGGTCATGTTTTTTGGGCATAGCCTTGAACTCCGCCTCGATCTTGACGATCAGTTCCTTGTGCTGGCCCAACCGGTCGCTGTGGCCAGTCAAGCGTTTCTCCATCGTGGCATGGCCCTGACAGCACAGAGGGATATTGTCGAGCGACTTCCTGACTCCGGCCAGTTCCAGATCCCGAGCTTCCTTGATTTTGGACAGTTCGGGCTTGCCGACCATGTCCTTGACCTGGCTTTCCAGGGTGGTGAAGCGGCGGTTGGTAACTTTTTCCCGATTGCACCACCAGGAGTAGCCGGCGAAGATCGCGGTGATCAGGGAGTTGATGATGATCACCCAGAATTGCAGTGCGGAATAGTCAGGTGTCATACGGTGGCCTCCATTTCAAATGTTTCCTGGCATGTTATGCAACGGCGGCAGCCGGGTTTGGCCAGCCGCCGCTTGAGCGGTATTTCTTCATAGCAGTCGGTACAGTCGGTACCGGTATTGTTATCCGGTTCGCGATGGCGCTGCTGTTGGTCCAGGGCGAAGGCTTGAAAGGCATCGATATTCGGCTGGACCTGGTCCATGTCGTCCATAGCTACGACTCCGCTCAGCTACCGGCTATCGGGGCCGCTACTTGAGCAACCGGAGCAGGCGGCGGGACGATCTGCGCCAGCGCCGTAGCAACGGCCTGGTAGATGTCGATCTTCTTTTGACCGGCATCCGCTTCGGCTTTGATCGCGCTTACCTGGTCCACAACCGACAGGACGTTAGGCACAAGGCCCGTTACGGTCTCAATCGCCGCCTCGGTTTTGAGCGCCGCAGGCGCTTCCACGCCGGTGGCACTGTTTGTCCCCAGGGCATGGATACCGGACGTGGCGAATGATGCCGCCATCGGAGCGCCGACAGGAATGGGCACTATGCCGGTCGCCATCCCGTAACCTACTGCTGCAGCAGCACCCAGCTGGACTACACCCTTGACGGATGACGCCGGATCTGCTGCCACATTGTGAAAAAATCCCTTGAAGAACGCTGCTAGTTTGCTGAACATGGCCGACTCCTTTATGCTGCTGATAGATTTACTGCCGGATTTTTACCATCCCAAAAGGCGGGCCCACCGAAGTGGTCCACCGCTTCAAAATATTCCCAGGCCCGATTACGGCGCAGTCTCTTGATTATCCACAAGCCACCGGCCGCATCGATCTGCCGGAGCATATTATTGAAGAACACCCGGTCAGCCTCGTTCTTGTCGGCCAGAGTGGAGCCGCAGGTATACATCCAGTCATGACGGTTGCACGACGGGGTGATGCAGAGCCCCCAGATGGTATCCGGAACAAGGTCGCCCTTCCAGCCAGCCGTGCCGCAGCCATTGACGGCCGCCCGGACCTCTGGAGATGCTTCGTTGTAGCTGGCCGGGGCAAAGAGTTGCGGCGTCATGCGAGTATGCCTAATTCCAGAGCGCGAGAGTTTGCCTGGGCCAGTTTTGCCGGTGATAAATCGACTCTGCCTATCCATGATTTCCAGAAACCTGATTGTCCAGGTTTCTGCGCGAGAGTCAGATAGTAATCTACCGCCAGGGTCTTTATTCGCTCCAGTAATACAAAAGCATTAGAACTGTTGACGGCGGCAATAGTCTTGGGGCCGATCTGCCCGTCAACGGTAACTACTACCGCCTCTTGCAGCCAGCGCGAACCCATGGAGCCGGTATTGACATCCTTGTCGTAGATGAATGAGGCCAGCGCCTGATCGCTAATTTCGCCCAGCCGCTTCCAGAAATTTAACTGATAGAACGCGGCAACCAGCACTTGCAGGGCGTTGACGTTTGCCAGTTGGTTGTTCAGTACCTTTGTCCAGTTGTAATACTCGTGGGAACCGAAGGCCGGCTGATTGAGCAGGCCACCCTTGGCGCCGTCGATGTACTTCCAGCCGCCCCATTTCGGCCAGTTGATGCGGGAAACGCCCTTGTAGGTTTCGCCGCCGCGGTCGTGGGGATCGTTGGCATAGCCACCCTCGGTGGCGGTTGTTTTCAGGTATGCTGGTTCAAATTCGGCCATGGGGGCTCCCTGGGGGTAGAGGTTAAGGTGTCCGCCCCTGGGAGACGAAACCAGGGGCGGGATGCAAAAGGAGAACAACTATGACAACGGGGATAGTACGGGATGCTGCGGGTGGGTTCTATTTGAAGCGCTTCAAAAGAAAAACCCCAGACCGTGGGAACGGAAAGGGGCTTTGCGGTAATTTGTCGCCTTATATCGCGATGGGGTTAGAATGTCAACGCATATGCTCTTATGGAAGTTCGTTACCTTTACTGTTTTTGTTTAATATTTCGATGGATGGTAAGTATTCTCGATTAAATTCAAGAAATTCCCCGATATTTTTTATAAAAATATAGTCAGTATGTCCTGGCAGCTCGATTTCAAAAATAAAGCGAGGATTCAGTTTATAATCACTATGGTCATTAACTTCGTATATAATTATTTCACACGTCTTTTCATTGAAGAGAACATCTGATCTTGTATAGCCGAGCCTCCCTATTACGTCTTGATCGCCTTCGCCTTCACCATGCTTCCAGGATATATAATCCGGTAAAACTTTAAATCCTTGGCCGGGTGTATACTGCTGGAATTTTACGAAAGTCATATTGCCTCCAATTGTATGGACTAAATAATTTGGGGGAGAGTATCACTCATACGAATATGCGTCAATACCTGCCACCTAACTCTAACTACGGCGGATAAACTGCCGAACTGAGTGTTAGCCCTGTTGTCTCTTCCATTGCCATGCCGCTTTGCAAATTTCGCAACTACACGGGTTCCTGCCCGGAGTAGTGAGAATTCGGTACAAATCTTCCTTGCTTTTTATTTTCTTTTTCACGCTTGGTCTCCTATCATCTGACAATCACAAAACCCCACAAAGTGGTCGCAGCAGTCAGACGGTAAATGTGGCTCTTTGTGTGGGCATGTTTTTGATTCACAGATATTGGCCTGCAAACAGACGACTTTCTTCATGTACAGCTCTTTTCCGCTGGCCCGTGAATTACTACAGGTTCCCACTTATCCAGTGGGGTGATCCAGATTCCAGGGCCGTTTCTTGTTC